CTGGCGCAGATTCAGGCGTATGAGCGATGGCCTTCCGCAGCCGGGCAGTTATCAAAGGAGGACTAACGATGGCTATCCCGTCCTCACTGAGAAACAAACTGATTGCCGCAGCGGGTGCAGGCTCGATGGTCATCGCCACGATATTCATCGGTGGCAAGGATGGCGTAGAGGGTCGCAAGTATCAGGCTTACAAAGATGTCGCTGGCGTCTGGACTGTCTGCGACGGCCACACTGGCAATGACATCATTCGCGGCAAGACCTACACCGACAAAGAATGTGATCGGCTTTTGTGGAGAGACCTGCAACCAGCGAAAGCGACCGTAGACAAGCTGGTTAAGGTTCCGCTGAACGAATACCAGCGCGCCTCGCTATACAGCTTCGTGTTCAACGTAGGCAGTGATGCCTTCGCTAAGTCGACTCTTCTTCGCAAGCTCAACAAGGGCGACCAGGAAGGGGCATGTGAAGAAATGCGCCGCTGGGTTTACGCCGGTGGTATGAAGTGGAAGGGATTGCAGAACCGGCGGGAGATGGAGCGCTCTATGTGCCTGGCGGAAAGTGAAAATGACCTTTAAATGGAAGCTCATCCTCTTCGCCGTAATGACACTGATGTTGGCAATCGCCATTGTCCTCGCCAGTTATTACCGGTCAGTGCTCACAGAAACACAGGCATCTTTAACCAAAGTTAATCGTGAATTAAATCTGGCTAAAGATACTATCAAAGACATGCAGACTCGCCAGCGCGATGTCGCAGCGCTCGACGCCAAGTACACACAGGAGCTTGCAGATGCTCAGAGCACTATCAATCAGCTTGAGCGCGATGTTGCTACTGGCAAGCGTCGGCTGCAGCTCAACGCAACCTGCACCGCGAACGGATCGACCGGCGCCGGCAGCATGGGCGATGCTTCCACCGCCCGACTTACTGACGCCGCTGAACGGGATTATTTCACCCTCAGAGAGCGAATCGAAACAGTGACCAAACAGGTTAACTATCTGCAGGACTACATCCGGCAGCAGTGCCTTAAATAAATTGTGTAACCCCGTAAGGATGGTGATCGCAATCCGGCTGACGGGTAAGCCGTAAGTGGGCTAGCCATTCCGTGAGGAATCGCGAAGCCTGCGACCATGACAAACCCCAAGAAGATTCACCATCAGCAACAAAGCAATATCGGCCTCGCTAATGCGGGGCTTTTTTATGTCCGCAGTAAAACGCGCGTCGCAGCGCATAACATTCCCGAGTCTTTCAGAAAGCTGAGCCTGAGAACTGCCGTATATGGTGGCGACCATCTCGGGGCGGCTTTTCTGTGCGAACAGGCTCAACTTTCTAAAAGGTAATCGCTATGCAATTAGTTGAAATAAAAAAACTAGACCTGGTCACCAACTCGGCTGTAATCGCGAGTGGTGTTATGAAAGATCACAAGCCAGTGATTCAACTCATCAGGAAGTACAAAAGCGACCTCGAAGAGTTTGGAAGGGTGGAATTTGAAATGCGACCCTTTCAAACGGATGGGGGTATGCAAAAGCAGGAAATTGCACTGCTAAACGAACAGCAAACCACGCTGCTCATCACCTACATGCGAAACAACGAAGTTGTCCGGGCATTCAAGAAACGCCTGGTTTCTGAATTCTTCGCGATGCGTGGCGAGTTGGCTAAGAAGAAGATGGACCGCAACGCCGCGCGCCTTGAATACAAACCCATGACCGAGGCTATTAAGCATGAGCGCGAATCTCAGGGTAAGCAGATCGCGCCTCATCACTTCAGTAACGAAGCCGACCTGATTAACCGCATCGCTCTCGGCATGACCTCTGCTAAATTCCGAGTGCATCACGAAATAGGTAAGAAAGAGCCTATTCGGGATTACCTGACGCCAGAGCAGATTCACTGCATCACCGAATTACAGCGAGCGAACACGGTATTCATCACCATGGGATGGGATTTCGAGCAAAGGAAGGCGAGTTTGACCGGCCTGTTCGAGCGCAATCACCGACAGCCTCTGATTGAAGAGCAGCACAAGCTGGCAGCCTAAGAAGAGGTGAGAGTCTCTTTCACAACGGCTTTCATCACAAGGCGCATTTGCGAGTGCGCCTGATGATGAATATTAAAGGCAAGCCAATAGAAGCCGATATACACACTTAACAACTAATGGAGGTGTGCATGAAGTTCTTTCTTGTCTATGAGTGTTATGACGAAAATTATTCTATTTTTGAAAAGGGATATCACTTCTTGAGCGTCGATGATCCTGAAAACGTAGATATTGCTGTTGGTGAATATGCCGATGCAATGGCTAAGGCGCGAGATTTGGATTATAGGTTCTTCGTCATAACTACCTGCCAACCAATGCCTTGATATAACCAAGCCGCCTCCGGGCGGTTTTTTATTGGAGTAAATATGCCAGACACCTACCGCATCACGGTTACCACCAAATCCGGTGAGACGCATGAAGGTCTGATGAAGCGATCTCAGCCCGAGATTATTAACGGCTTCATCGGCATAGCACGTGAGGACGGCTCATGGGTATACCTGGCACCTGATAACGTGCAGGAGATGGAATACGTTCCTGAGCCTGAAGCCGAAGAACAAACATCGTAAGGAATGACTATGGCGACCGAATCAAAAACTGGCCGCCAAATAGCATAGCTATATATTACTCACGCTGAATCTTTTCCCATTCAGCCCTGTACCGTTCTTTTTCGTCAACGCAGGAAGGACACAAAAGTCCTCCATAATACATTTCATTTTCAACAGCGCTTTCTAACTCATCGCCCTCAAGAAGTGCATGACAATCATTATGATGTCCGCCGGGGTTAGTAACCCCATCACACTTCTCGGTTAAAAACGGTTCCAAAACGGCCTTTTGCTTTGCAGATAGGCTGTCGTAACCATGATCAACCGCTCTCTGGGCTATGCCGGTAACCATCGTATTTTGATTATGAAAACGATCATGTTGCAGCATCGCATCAAGAAGTGATTCTGTAGACATGAAAACTCCTTTTAACTAGGAAGAATCATGGCACTCACAGACAAGCAAGAAATGTTCTGTCGCGAGTACCTCATCGATTTGAACGCTACGCAAGCGGCTATTCGGGCGGGGTACAGCGAAAAGACCGCCAATGAACAAGGCTCGCAAAACTTAGCGAAACTTAACATCCAGTCCAGAATCTCCGAACTTAAAGCAGAGCGCAATGATCGGGTCGAGGTTGATGCTGATTATGTGCTGAAACGCTTGTTTGATATCGACCAGATGGACGTTGCTGACATCCTACTGGCTAACGGGGAAATCAAGCCGATTAAGGACTGGCCGAAAGTATGGCGAACAACCCTTTCGGGAATTGACGTCATCGAGATGGCTGCCGCGGATAGTGCTGCATTACTGAAGAAGATTAAGTGGCCTGACAAGGTTAAGAACCTCGAGCTTCTCGGCAAACACATTAGCGTGATGGCTTTCAAAGAGCAGGCCGCTCACGAGCATACCGGTAAGAACGGCGGCCCGATTGAAGTGGCCGCGCTAACGAAAGATGAATACAAAGCTGCCCGGCGGGAGATGTTGGAGGATGACGACTGCTGAGCAAAAGAACTATGCACGCCGGATAGAGTGCGAAGAGGACGGGCTTTACTTTGCCCGCTACTTCTTCAAGCAGCGGACTGGCGGGAAGATGATAGTGGCACCTCATCACAAGGTTATTCAGCAAACGCTGGACAGAGTGATAGACGGCGAGATTAACCGGCTGATCATCAACGTTCCACCCGGCTACACGAAAACAGAGCTGGCAACCATCAACATGATGGGCCGTGGTCTGGCGCTGAATAAGCGCGCCCGTTTTATGCACCTGTCCTACTCGCACAACCTCGCACTTCTGAACTCATCCACTGCCCGCAGCATGATTAAGTCGCAATCCTATCAAGCCATGTGGCCGATGGAGCTGCGCGACGATGCAGACAGTAAGGCGATGTGGTGGACCGAGTATGGTGGCGGCGTATATGCCTCATCGTCAGCAGGACAGGTAACGGGCTTCCGTGCCGGGCATATGGAGCCAGGCTGGCAGGGCGCGCTAATTATCGATGACCCCGTTAAGCCGGATGACGCCTATTCCGAAACGGTTCGTGACGGCGTAAACAGCCGCTTCAACGAGACGATTAAATCTCGTCTGGCTATCGAAACCACGCCGATGATTGTCATCATGCAGCGCATCCACTATCACGACCTTAGCGGGTATCTGTTGCGCGGAGGCAGTGGTGAAATGTGGCACCACCTGAATCTGCCGGTAATCATCGACAATAGCCGCTCCTATCAGGAGCAGTACCCGGACAACAGTCACGCCATACCGATTGAGCACGGTTTGCCTGATGGTTGGCTATGGCCGTTCAAGCACAATGAGAGCCATCGCACTGCGCTTTTTTCTCATCGTCGCACAGCCGAAGCTCAGTACATGCAGAACCCTCGCAGGTTCAACGCAGAAGGCGCGCTGTGGACTGAGCAGATGATTGCAGCAGCACGCGCCCTGAACATCACCGAACAGCTATCCAGAACGGTTATCGCTATCGACCCGCAGGCAACAAACAGCGAAGAGAGCGATGAAACGGGGATTGTGGCCGCAAGCTCATACGGTGCAGGCGATAAGCGACAGTATTCAGCCGACGGTGACTACAGCGGCAAATACTCCCCTAATGGTTGGGCGACGCGAGCAATGGATGCTTACAAACAGCATGACGCCGATGCGATTGTGATTGAAACCAACCAGGGCGGTGACATGGCAGAGGACACGCTCCGCAATGCCGGGTTCAAAGACCGGATTATCCGCGTCCATGCGAGCAAGGGTAAGTTCGCGCGAGCTGAGCCAATATCCGCTTTGTATGCACAGGGTCGCGTAGCCCATCGCGGTAATCTCTATCAACTGGAAAACCAGCAGATGGAGTACGTGCCAACCACCTCCAAAAAGTCACCCGACCGTCTCGATGCGCTGGTATGGGCGATGACCGAATTAAGCGGCCAGTCTAAAGGCGCAATCTTCTTCTAAGGAGCTCATCAGTGAGTGAACAACAAGGCGAGGTTTCATTCCTCGTGAACGCCCTTGCTGATGCGATAGGGCGGCAACGAATGCTGTACGCCAATGGACAGAACGGCAACACCAAGCGCACCAAGCTGTGGGATGAGTTCGGATATCCGAGCGAGGTAGGTTTCGACCAGTACTATCGTGCTTATGAGCGTAATGCTGTAGCTCATGCAGCGGTGCATAAGCTTCTGGAATCCTGCTGGGTCGATAATCCCACCATCATCGACGGCGAAGAGAAGGATGAGTCTGGCGAGACCACTGAATGGGAGCGCACCGTTGAGAAGCTTCTCAAGCGCCATTGGGCGAAGCTGAAAGACGCAGACCGCCGTAATCTCGTGGGGCGCTACTCAGCCCTGTTAATTCAGGTTAAGGATGGCCGCGAATGGAAAGAGCCAATCAATGATGCCTACATCAGGTCTCTTGGCACCGAACGCCTCAAGGCAATTGTTAAGCTTATCCCTGCATGGGAAGCGCAGATTAAACCAGGTAATTTCGACACAGATACAATGTCGGAAACCTACGGCCAGCCCGTGATGTACAACTTCAATGAGCAGCCAGTCGGCGATGATGGCACTTATGGGCCCGTGCGTAGCGTTCAGGTTCACCCGAGCCGCGTCATCATCCTGTGCGAAGGCGCTGAAGACGAGAATATGCTCTCCGGCATCCCGCTGTTGCGCGCCGGGTACAACAAGCTGCTGGACATTGAGAAAACGTCAGGTGGTAGCGCTGAAGGCTTCCTGAAGAACGCAAGTCGCCAGCTTGGGATTGCGTTCGACAAAGACACAGACATGCAAAACCTTCAAGCGCAGGCAGAGAAGGCAGGTTTTAAAGACCTCGGCGAAGCGTTGAATGACAAGATTTCCAGAATGAACCGCGGTACGGATTCGGCACTGGTCATGCAGGCTGGCGCGCCGTCGGTGCTGTCAGTCGCAGCTGCCGACCCGACACCCACATGGAATGTGGCTGCCAATGAGTTCTCCGCGACGATTCAGTGTCCGTTCACCATTCTCTTTGGTCAGCAGACCGGGCGTCTGGCGTCAGATGAGGACAAGACAGACTGGGCTAAGCGCTGCAATGGTCGCCGCTGGGGCTTCATGTCTGACTTCATCACCCGCGTCATTGAGCGCTTCTGGCAGATTGGCGTCATCGACCCGCCGAAGTCTGGCGAGGTTACGCTCGCATGGTCTGACTTACTCGCACCGAGTGAGAAAGAGAAGATAGCAAATATGCAGGCGATGGCAGCCGTGGCTAAAGACACTCAGTCTGCATTCGGTACTCCAGCGATAACGGAGAACGAGATTCGCGCCGTCGGTGAGCTTGAGCCAATCAGTGAACCAGAAGAGCCTTCCGGAGCCGCAACAACAGACCCGCTGACAGGTGACCCAATTGAACAGCCGACAACGACCGGGAAGCCCGATAATTCCGCGCAATAAAGCCGACCCCACTCAGTCCTACCGACCGGTTAACCGGATGTTCCGGGATATAGAGAATCGCTATTACCAGATAAAGCTCGACCTGAAGCAGTTGCTTGATGCGTATCTTGTTGGCAGGGAGCGTAATGGCAATTCACTGTACGGCTATATCCTGGCGAGAGAAGGCAGTAAGCCGGACACGCTCTACCAGGTGAATGCGGGCACATTCATCTATGACATGTCTCCACAGCAACTGTCTGACCTGTTGCTGCGCGTAGAAACGATTCTGGACGACTATCTTCTCGAAGGTGGGAGCAACAACCTTTGGGCGCTCCAGTACGTTTCTGATGAGTATCAGCGTGGCACATTGCAGGCATTCACGAATCTGTCAGCACAGTCAGTAATCTATGAGCAGTCAACGACGCTCCAGCAGTTGCTAAGCAGCCCGGCGTATCAAAACCAGGTTGCAGCGGCCTATATCTCCACTTACAGCGAATGGCGGGGAATAACTGATGCTGCCCGTGCTGACCTGTCGAACATCGTCGCTGATGCGATAGGCCGGGGCGTTAACCCGCGAGAAACAGCCAGCCTGATTAGCAAGCGCCTGGATATTTCGATGGGGCGAGCCAAGACGATAGCTCAGACTGAGCAGGTCGGCGCGCTGCGCGAGGCTCAATGGAATGAAACAGAATGGTCGGCGGAGCGGCTTGGACTGAAAACAGGCCTGCTTCATCTGTCTGCATTAAAACCAACAACCCGACAAACCCACGCTTTCTGGCATGGCAAGGTCAGAACTGTTGCAGAGGTGAGGGAGTGGTACAGCATAAACGGCAACCGATATCATTGCTACTGCAGCCAGATTCCGGTGCTGCTGAATGAGGATGGCAGCCTGTTTAATACGGGTCTTGCTGAGAAGCTCAAAAAGGAGAGGGTGGCTTGGTTAAGTTAAATAAGGTTGTTAAATTAAAAACCAACCCACTCTGTTTATGCTAGGGAAAAGAATGAGTCTCCTTGAAAGGCTAAAAAACCCTGAGAAGTACAAAGACACATCAAAAAAGAAACCGCCACTGGAAACTGATTTTAGTAACGGTGAGGAGTCTGATGCATGGTTCGTCGCATGGGAAGTGTTCCATCTAAACCTTCAATATCCACATGGTCGCATTCTCCAGAGCGTCGGAAGCGATATTTTTACTTTCCCTAAGAACATGGCGCCAAAAGATATTTTACAGGATGTGAAGATCAGTCTTAGTAAGCACCTAGGGCTGAAAGATATTTCAAGCATGGAGCTGGAAGATGGAATGTTGATAAAGAAGATTGTTCCCAGTTCAAATCTCCATATAACGCAATTTCAAAAGGTTTGACCCGCTTCGGCGGGTTTTTTATTGCCTGAAATCCACCAATGAGGACGCGATGTGGCAATTAGCATATGACCATAATTTCCCGATCCGAGGTTGGGTTTACTCTAAGCCTCATCAGATGCGATGGGATAATGGAAGCGTTGAGGATGTGCGCTTATGCCATTTCTTCGCTGCCAAACCGACCAAGAAGCAACTCCGCCAGGCGCGCAAAAACAAAATTCATTAAGAGGAAGCAACGTGAAGCTATCCAGCATCCACGTTAAATCCTTAGCCATCAACTCTTCAAACAT